GACGGACCGGCTGACGAGCCCCCTAGCCAGATCGGCCTCGAGCTTGCGATGGTAGTCCGATGCAGCCAAGAGCCACACTGCCTGCTCGCAGATGGCCTCGTTCCGCGCCGAGCCAGGCGTGAGTTCGTGCAGCTGCAGCGTCCCGATCTGCCTCTCCGCGGTGGCCAGGGCCTTCGCTTTGTCGCTCGGCGACGCCTGTTCCCAGGCTTCGGAGTGCAGCCGAGTCTCGAAGTACGCATCGGCGGTCGCTATGTCCATACGGCTCACCGCTCTCCGTGAAAGCTGGGCCCGGCAGCCGAGTGACCGCCAGGCCCGCATTCGTCCGTTTGGCTACTAGGCCAGCACCTGGGCCTGGAATACGGCGTCGGCCTGCGGGAATGTCGGGATCGCGCAGGCGGCCGCCTTAGTCCAGATCGCCGGAGGCTCGGCCTCCTGAGTAACCACCGCATAGACGCCAGCAGCGCTTGCCGCGTCTACCTCCTTGTCGAGCAGGGCCTCGGCCGTGGGCCCCATGAGGGTCTCGCCCAGGGCATCAGGCGGCAGCAGCACGAACCTGTTGGCGGGGAAGAACCTGCCGGCGGTGATGGTGCCGTCTTCTGCCTGGGTCCGAACCTGCAGGTCGTAGGTAGCGATCTGAGGCAGGTTAAGTGTCTGCATCAGGTCGTTAAGCTGATTGACGCTAACCGCCCGGGAACCGCCTGCATCGCCGTAGATCATTGTCCTGATCTGCGCATTGCGGATCAGGTTTGCCACTACAGTGTTCGAAGTAAGAGCCCGGGTCGGCCTCACACCGCAGGCCGCGATCACCGCGTTGACCCATGTTTGTATCATCGTGATGGGCTCCGCTTTGGCCTGGTTCCACTGCCCGCCAGCCTCGTTCTGCGCCGGCAGAGTCGCCCGGTTGCCGACCGGCACGCCGTAGTCGACTGTCATGATCAGCCCGTTCTCATTGAGTACGATCTGGCCTGTGGCCAAAGCACTCATACGCATGGCCTCAATACGGGCCAGCACCGAGTCGATCATGTTGTCCAGATCGTTGTAGAGCTGGTCGCGGACCATCGCCACATCACCGGCGCCCTCGCGCTTCAGGGCGATCAGCTCTCGTTCGCCGAGGTTGATCTTCCGCTTGATGGGCGGGATCTCACCGCTAACCTTCACGGCACCGTCGCGGCTCGCGATCTGAGCCTCGGCCCCGAACGCCTGGACGGACGCCATCACGGGCAGCAGGTTCTGGCTGCGCCAGTACTCGAACGTTAGTTCGTTGGTGGCCCGCACCGGGAACAACGTCAAGCCCACGTATTCACGCGGCTGACGAGCCCGGGCATAGGCCAGGGTCGCCTTGCGAGAGAATTCCTTCAGCAGTTCGCTCATTCGTTACACCTCCACCCTAGACCCAGGTGATCCCGGGCATGCTCGCCTTCGTGAAGGCGTCAATCGCCGCGGGCAACCTGGCCTCGATCACCCGGGCCTGGTCGATGGCAGTGACCAGCTGGTCGCTGTGGACCGCTCCGCCGGTCGCTGTGAACGTGGTGAATACCACGTCGTCTGCTACCAGGAATCGGGGCGTCACGTTCGGCGCTCCCGCCGGGGTGTCGTCTACGCCCCCTGCGAGAGCAGTAGCGGCGACGGCAATGGCTGCGTCCGTGCCCTCGCTGCCCTCGGCCAGCGACGCAACTACGATATCCTTCACGAAGAGCGCCGCGTTGATCGCCGCGATGACCTGGGCAATCGTGCTGGTGATGGCCTTGGCGCCGTCCGTAGCCAGGTAGACCCGGATCACGTCCGTCTCGACCGCGACCTTGAGGCTGGCGCTGGCCGCGTTGGGATCCACCAATTGGACCTTGATCGCGTTGCCGGCGACCCCGGTCTGCTTGGCCGTGATGACGATGTCGTCTCGGGCCCCGGCGCCGCTGGCCTTGAGCGTGACGGTAGCCGCGACGCCGGGGACGGCCGCCGCGCCTGCGATATAGGGCGCGTATTTGCCGTTACCCAGTCGCCCTACTACCGTTCCGGCAGCGACCCGCTTGAGCCCGGTTAGGGGATTAGGCACCACCTGCAGGTGATCCAGGGTGATGCCCCCGCGGACGTATCGGACCTTCTCGGAGTCCAGGAAACTGATCTTGCTCCCGAGCGTGGTCGTCTTGAGTTCCAGGTTCATGAGTTGTTACACCTCATTTCGTCGCCCACGGGTCATATCCGCCCGCGGGCACGGTCTTGCCCTTGTTCCGCTCCTCGGCGAGCTTCTTCGCCGCCTCGACGGGATCCGGAGCCCCGCTCGGGCCCGGGTTGCCACCAGGCGCGCCCACTCCGGGCTTGGCTCCAGTCGAGCCCTTGAGGAACGGCTTGTCCTTGAGGAGCGCTTCGATGGCCTCTTTTACGCCCGTGATCTTGCCGTCGTCGGCGATCTGCGCCTTTGACAGATCCACGAGCTGCCAGACAACATCTGCGTCCACCACGCCGAGCTCGGCCCCCAGGGCCCGCACCTCGGCGCGCAGCAGCATCTGTTTGGCGTTCTTGCCGGCGGCCTCCAGGGCCGTCGTGTGCGTGGCTTCGCGGTCGGCCAGCACCTTCGTCCAGTCCGGATCCTGTCCGTCCGGGATGCCGAAGGCCTTGCGGACGCCTGCCAGCTGCTCATCTAGGGCCTTGGCCCTAGTGCGGTATCCGGCGCTCTCCGCGCGGAGCGCCCTGACATACTCCTCGGTGTAGGTGCGCGCGCCGCTCTGCTCAGGCGCTCCGCTTCCGGCGGCTCCGCCATCGCCGCCCCCGTCATCAGGGGCGAAGAACGGGTATGAGAACAGGTGCGGTCTCGGTGGCATCTAGCCATACCTCCTACGGGGCTCCTGGCCCCGGTAATAGAAAACCACCCCTGCGGGTGGTAAACTTGTCCTGGGTGATCTCGATGTCTTGGGTCCACGACCGCAGGCCCTCCTGGGCCCGTCGGGGGTTTAACCGCCAGATTTACTGGAGCGTCACCTGCGAGATCAACTGGCAGATCGCGCAGCTGCGCAAGCGCGGCCTGGAGCCCGTGTTGGTGCGCCTTGGGCCAACGGCGTCAGCCGTCTATGCCCGGGAGCACCGTGCCCAGCGCGTCAGCCAGGCGCCTGCCTACCACGACGGCTACCGGTGCCGGGTGCCGATTAGGTATCAAGATCCCCATCTTTCCGGGGTCGCGGTGGAGGGGCGGACGCGGTAATCCTTGGCTCCTCGGTATCCCTGCAGACCGTAGCCACGCCATCGAGCATATAGCCTATCAATTTGCCGTTTATGCAGATTCCGGGCAACTGCTTCCCAGTGGGTATGCCGGCTTCCATTCGTGTTCGCCTCCCTCAACCTTGTGTCTCGTCGCTAGACTCTCCCCGGCCACGATACGGCCTGCCCCGAGTCGCGTGCCGCATAGTAGGCGCGGTTCTCAGCGGCCATCCTGATCCGCGACTGTTTCTCCTGTCGACCCATCCTCTGCTGCTCGCCTCGCACCTCACGGAGCTTCTCCCGGACTGCATCACGCTCAGCGCCGGCCGGCATAATGACCAGCTGCTGCTCGAGCTTGCGCCGATCGCGGCGGAGCCGGCCCATCTCCTGCTGCCGGGCATACGCTTCCCGGTCAGCTGCGCTGCGCGTGTCCTCGAAGGGTCGGTTGCTGAACTCCCGGGTCTTGCCGGGGTCCTCATCGCCCTCGGGCACATACGGCGTCAGTCGATGGACGCAGTTCGGGTGGATGGACTCGTATCCCTCGCTGAACCCCGGCACGTCAGTCAACACCGGATAGCCCTGCGTCTTGCCGGTGCGCGAATAAACCCGCCCCTCGTACTGAGAGCAGATCGGGCAGGTCGCCCGATGCTCGGTCATCTGCACTAGGTCGTGCCCCATGCCGTCGAGCTGCATCAGCAGGCCGGCATTCTGCGATTCGGCCGTTACCGACCGCACTACCATGTTTGCGTAGCTGTCGAGGGCCCACTCGCGGCCCCGGCTGTCGCGGAAGGCTGTCAGCCCCTCGTCAGCGAGTCGCTGCCTCAGGCCCTTCTGGGCCTGGCGTATCGTCTGGCCGGTAGTCGTTTTCTCCAGCACCGCCTCGAGCTGAGCCGAGCGCCACTGGTCGCGGATTCGTCGACCGACGAACGTGTGAGCGTCGTGCAGATCGTCCAGCAGCGAGTCCACGAGGACCTGCACGGCGTGCTGATGCACTTTGATCATCCCCGGCGCGATCTGGAATGCCTGTTTCCCGCGTATCGCCGCAAACGGCGCCAGTGCCTCGCGGACGCCCTCACCGTAGACCCGGGGTATGACCTCCCATGCCCACTGCTCGGCAGTCGCGTCCAGCTCGTTCAGGACCCCGCCCACGTCGCGCATGAGCGCCTCGTCGAATGCAGTGGATCGCCCCTTCGCTCGTCGCTCGGCAATCCGCTTCAAGATCTCGAGATATGCCCGTCGGTAGACCTCGATCAGCGCGTCGGCGGCCGCCATAGCATCAAACACTACACCTCACCCGCCCCGCCGGTTGCCTCTTCCTCGCCCCTGCCGAACAGGTTACCTAAATCGATTCTGGCCGGTGTCCGGGTGTCAGGAGGACCGGCCATAGCGCGATCGGTGTCTATCTCGGCGAGTTCGTCCTCAAGTTCCTTCCCTGTGAGCCTGTGCAGACGGCGCACTGCCGATCGGCGGCTAGAAACACCCGCCTCAACCCCCATGGCCTCCGTCTGGGTCTCCTCAAACGGATCATCCGGCAGCCCGTCGCGCCACTCAATACGGACTTCAGCAATATCGGACAGGCTGCGGCCGCGATCAGCCTCGAACCACAGCGCCGCTTTCAGGACGTTGCGTAACGCCGTGTCGAAGTATAGGCGCTTACGGTTAACCTTGGCGAGAGTGCGCAGGAGCCGGAATTTGAGCGCCCGCCCCGACTCCGCCTGGCCCGCCTCGCCCATGCCGAAGGCGTCCGGGCTGGTCTCAGTCACCAGAAATGCTAGTTGTATGAGCTTGTCGATCTGCTTGAACGCGGCGTCGAGCTGAGCGTCCCACACGAGATACCGCGGCAGGTTGCCGCCGATCTCCTGCGGAGCCTCGACTACGTCCAGACTGTCCCGCTCAATGTAGTAGCGTCGCGTGGAAGGGTCGAACTTCATCATCCCTGGCGGCAGCACTAACTTCGGGCTCTCGTGTTTGTCGAGCACCCTGCTCACGCGGCTGAGTCGGTTGTTCAGCTCGTCCACCAGCGTGTGGATATCGATGTAGTCCGAAACCCCCCGCCAGTCGTCGTCCAATCTCCAGTTCGGCACATACTCTACCAGGAGCCCCGGATACCCGGTTTCCTCCTCCTCATGCAGCTCTGCATACTCCGGCAGTGTAGCTAACTGCACCTGTTGCCGCAGTGTTCCGCGTTCGAGGAGCCACAGCTCGTTCCTGATCATGCCGGGGGTGTGGACCTCGCGCCGCAAGTAAACTCTGTCGTCGAGCTTGCGCTCCCAGGCGATAACAGCGCCAGCCAGCACGCGGACATCGTCAGCCGCGAACTCTGGGTAGAACAGCGCCGGGTTGACCGCGGAGATGATCGCCTCCGGTCGCTCGCTGTAGCTGTAGCGCGGCCCATAGCGGAGCTTGTACACCGCGTCGCCGCGTACGCTGGCGCCCAGGGCCATCTCGTAGTTCAGCGTGTGCATGCCGTTTGCGCGGGTGATGGCGTCCAGGGCGGCCTGCTCCGCCGAGCCCTCATCCCCCGCGACGAATCCCGGCTCCTCGCCGAACAACATGTCCGCGGAGACCAGGCTGACCAGCTTCGGGAAGTTCGCGACGATGTAGACGAGCGACTTGTCCGGCGTCTTGTCGAGCCACAATTGGACGCGCTGGAACACGTCGTCGTGCTTGCCCAGGAACAGTAGCCGGTATGTCGCATATGCCTCGATACGCTCCCGGTGTCCTTCCGGCGGCCACGAATCGCCCGCCTTGACATCAATGATCGACATCCACATCACCAACCTATCGGTTTGCCGGAGTAGCCCCGCGCTGTCGGGGTTGCCAGCTGTTCGTGTGCGCCGGACGCTGCGTCCACCTGGTCGTCGTGGGCGCCCGCCGGAAACGCCACCAGCTCGTCCAGGAGCTCCCCGATCCAGGCCCCGCGCAGAAGCTTCACGTTGCCTGCCTCTGCGGCCGCTGACAGCGGCGACGCCCTCAACAGCTTGGACCCGGTGGTCTTGACACCCCGGAACGCGAATCCCACGAGCACCTCTCTGGCGTAATGGTCAATCGTGTTGACGCCGGACGAGCCGGGCTCCTGCTCCATATAGATGGCAACGCCGCGGCCGTCTAGTTCTGCGGTCTGCCGGACCAGCGCCTCCACTCCCATCGGCGTGGCCCTGGCCCTGCGCACGTCCTCGATGTAGAACACCCCGGTCCTCTCGGCCATGCGGAGGCCGACCGTCCAGTCTGGATCCTTGCCTGGCTTGGCCTCCGTGGCCGCCAGGTCCCAGTATCGCACGGACCTCGCGTCATACGGCACGGCCTGCACGATCTCGAACCATTCCCTCTTGAACATGTTGCCGGCCGGCTGCACCGACCAGTCGCCGTAGCGCAGCTGCCGCCTGGTCACTGGATCCAGTTTGGCGAGGCTCTCCTCGTATTCGGCAATGTCTAGGTGGGGGTTGTCCTCCAGCCGGGCGGACACAAAAGGCCTTCCGTGCTGTTCGCCCTCATCGATGAATCGGCGCTTGACCCACTCATGGCCTATGCCGCCGGGGTTGGATGCCGCGCGCATGCGAAGCGGCACGTCGACTCCCGCCAGCCTGCGCAGGCGGGAGAAGAGATAGCGGTACTGGGTCTCCGTGAACTGGGTGAGCTCATCGAACCCGATGAACTGAAATTCCGCGCTCTGATAGCGGTATTTGTCGTTCTCCGATTCGAGGTAGCCGAAGGTGACCGTCGCCCCGCTAGGAAACGTCCACGTCTTTTCCTTCTCGCTCCACTTGGCGGCAGTTCCCTGCAGCCACTCGGCGGCCCTATCCATGAGTGCGCCGGGCAACGCCAGGTCGGCATACGTGCGCCTCAGAAGCAGCGCAGCGTAACCCGGCACGTCCGCGTATTGCAGCGCGCCCATGAGCAGGCAATCCGACTTCCCAGACCCGGCCGCGCCGCCGTAGAGCGCCTCACGCTCGGGACGCATGAGGAAGCGCGCCTGCTTGAGAGTCGGTTTATGGGGTATCCATCGGTTCTGGAGCACCGTCCCAATCAGCGTCCCCATCAGCAGCTGCTTCCTCTGCAATCTGTTCATACATCTTGGCGTATTCTCGGATACGGGCGAAGAGGTCGACTGCGCCACTGTGTTCCACCTCCGCCCTGACAGCCCCACCGCCGGGCCCGGAGATCTCCTGCTGGACCTTGTCACGCCACTCTGCAGGCCGCCTGTTCTTCAGCCAGAAGATGCAGGCGGTAACGTCCGGCGCCACGTGCTTCTTGACGCGCTTTACCTTGGCGGGCTTCTTCTCCCCGTCCTTGGCTGTGACGACCATCTCGGTTTCCTCGAACTCGTAGCCAATGGCCCGGCGGTAGAGGGAGTCGACAACCTTCAGGTCGGCTTCCTCCCTGCCGCCATTTAGGGAGGCCCGAAATTCGGGATGCTCCTGTTTCCAACGGGTCAGCGTGGTCTTGCCGATCCCGAGCTTCTGAGCCATCTCTTTCTCGGTCAACCCTTCCCTGGCCAAACACATGACCAGGAACGGGTGCCGCTCCGGGTCATACTCTGTCGGCCTGCCCCGCTTCC